CGTGGATCATATAACATCTATAGAAGATGCACCACTACATGAAAGTGACTGGTTAATATTAGCTAGAACCAATGACAAATTAATAAAATTAAAATCTACACTAAAAGACATGGCTATTTACTTTGAAATAAAAGGTAGAAAGAGTTATAAAACAAGATTGTATACAGCAATAAAAAATTATACGAGATGGACTAAGGGAGACAAACTTTCTCTGTCTGAATGTAAAGACTTGTTTGAATATTTAGAACTAGATCAAGAGTTAAAAGAAGAAAGAATGTATGACTTGCAAGAGTTTGGTTATAAAACTACTGATGAGTGGTACGAAGTTTTTAAATCTGATCCAGAAGAATGTTTATACATCAGAGAAATGTTAAGGTCAGGAGAAAAATTAGATAATCCAGCACGAGTTAAGTTATCAACAATACATGCAGCTAAAGGTGGCGAGGCTACAAATGTTTTAATTATTTTAGATAACACAAAAAAGATAAGAGAGGCAGTTGACAAAAGTGAAGACAAGCAAGATGAAGAACACAGAGTTTGGTACGTAGGAGTTACACGTACGAAACAAAATTTATATATAATGACAGCTAAACAGGAGGACCGAGGTTATGACATCGAAAGCATTACATAAACAAGTTTCGGGGACACATTATTTGTATATGGAAATCCAACCCGCAGATTTTATAAACAAGAACAAATTGCTTTTTGCGGAGGGCAATGCTATAAAATACATATGCAGACACTCAAAGAAAGGCGGAGTAGAAGACATCGATAAAGCAATACATTATTTAGAAATGATTAAAGAAAG